CCAACCGCAGCGCAGCACGCGGCCACCAAGAACTACGTCGATACCAACTTCCAGCCGCTTGACGCCGAGCTGACGGAACTGGCGACCATGTCGTCTGGCACTGCCAGCGCATTGGCAGATCTAAGCCAGGCAGAGACGCAGATCCTGGACGGCGCCACTGTCACTACGTCAGAGCTAAACACCCTTGACGGGATTACTGCGTCCACAGCTGAGCTGAACAAGCTTGACGGAGTTACTGCCAGCACCGCAGAACTCAACAAGCTGGACGGCGTCACGTCGACCACTGCAGAGCTAAACATTCTTGATGGAGTTACGGCTACTGCTGCAGAAATCAACACGCTGGATGGCATCACCGCCAACACAGCAGAGCTAAACAAGCTCGACGGTGTCACAGCATCAACGGCTGAAATCAACAAGCTGGACGGCCTGACGCCTACAACCGCAGAGCTGAACTTTGTTGACGGCGTTACCTCTGCAATTCAGAACCAGATCAACGGCAAGCAGCCGCTCGATGCTGAGCTGACTGAGCTGGCCACGATGCCAGCAACCACTGCATCTGCTCTCGCTGATCTGACTCAGGCAGAGGTGCAAGTACTGGACGGCGCCACGCTCAGCACCACAGAGCTAAACAAGCTGGATGGCGTCACGTCTACCACTAACGAACTCAACATTCTTGATGGCGTTACTGCTAACGCTACTGAGCTAAACGTCACTGACGGCCTGACTGCATCTACGTCAGAGCTGAACCAGCTGGACGGCAAGACGATCAGCAGCACGCTGACACCTGCCAACACCAACGACATTCCCACCAGCTCAGCAGTCAACACGTTTGTGTCTGGCTTGCTCAACGCCCTGGGCGGCTTTGTCGCCATTCCAAACGAGACCAGCTTCCCGACAACCAACCCTGACCCCAGTGACAACGCTGGCACGGTGGTGTCGATTGCTGATGCAGGTGGCATCGTTGTTGACGCTGCCGGCACAAGCACCACTGGCCGCACAACCGGCAACGTCACGGTCACAATCACTGGCTTCCCCAGCAGCTTGCAAAGCAGCACGCTGGCCGCCGGCCTGGGCCTGCAGGTGCAGACCACCAGCACGCTCAACACTTACACCTATCACAAGCTCATTGCCAAAGAGACTGACATCACTCAGCTCAGCGATGACATCAATGATTTCAACGCTCGCTATCGCGTATCAGACAATGCGCCGACCACAGATTTAGACGAGGGCGATCTCTGGTACGACAAGACTGCCAACAAGATGAAGGTGTACGACACCAGCACTTCTGCGTGGAAGGAAGTGCAGTCCGTCGGCAACTTCTTCATCAACACGCTGTCGTCGTCGAGTGGCACAGGCGGTGGGTCTGCCACGTTTAACGGCAGCGCCTATCGGTTCACGCTTAGCAACGCTGGCGCCAACGCTCAGCAAATGCTGGTCAGCGTCAACGGTGTTATCCAAAAGCCAAACAGCGGCACCAGCCAACCGTCTGAAGGCTTTGCGATTGACAACAACGACATCATTTTTGCTGCTGCGCCTGCATCTGGTGCGAGCCATTTCATTGTCACCCTTGGCTCGACGGTCAACATTGGCCAGCCCAGCAACAACACGGTCGACACGTCAGAGCTGGTCGATGGTGCTGTCACTAACGCCAAGGTAAGCAGCAGTGCAGCCATTGCGTCGTCCAAGCTGGCTAAGCCTATTGACTTTGCTGATAACGAAAAGGCTCGGTTTGGTACTGGCAATGACCTAGAGATTTATCACGATGGGTCTAACAGTGTCGTCAAAGACAACGGCACAGGCAAGCTAATTCTTGACACTGATGGCAGTGCTATCGAATTTCAAAAAGCAGGGCTTGAAGTCCTTGCAAAGTTCAACACTGATGGTGCAGTAGAGCTTTATCACGACAACAACAAAAAACTTGAAACCAAATCAGACGGCATCGACGTAACCGGAGAGGTTCAGTGCGACAGCTTGGATGTTGATGGCAATGCTGACGTTACTGGACAAATCTCAACATCCGACCGATTTGATGCCAACAGGACAAGCAGTTCTGATTCAGTCTTTAATGGAAGACTAAATAATACTGTTACTACATTAATTAAAGCTGACGGCGCTGCCACGTTTAATGGCAAAGTTACTCTTGGCGCCTCACATACTGGCGGTGAAGTTCTTGAAGTAGGCAAGACTTCTGGTAGCAGTTACATGTCATTCCATAATGGTGGCACCCATGTGGGATTTGTTGGCTATGCAGACCAGCTAGTTGTTGGTGGAGCGACTAATGAGTTTGCCATACGCTCTCAAGATGATTTACTTTTTGCAGCAGGTGGAAACACTGAAAGGGCTCGCATAACTTCTAATGGCCTAACTTTTAACGGCGACACGGCTGCTGCAAACGCTCTCGGCGATTATGAGGAGGGTACTTGGACGCCAACACCATACTTGTCTCACAACCCAAGCAGCAGAGTCCTCGCAGCATCTGGTGAAGCAGGGCGCTATACAAAAATTGGTCAAATCGTACATGCTTGGTTTGGATTTAACTACAGCATCAATGGTTCTGGCGGATTCAATTTAGGCATTAACAATTTGCCCTTCACCGCAAAAAATAATGCTGGCTTTGCTTACAACGGCGGCGGCTCTGCTAGAGAGGCTGCTTTCACAGGTCTCATGTTCTTTGCCGAAGGTGTCACTGCAGGCACTACGCGATTAACTGTTCTCCGTAGATATGACAACGGCAGCCCAAGGGATCCGTCAGGAACAATGGTTGGACATGTGACGTATGAGGCTGCCTGATTGACAGCCCGCAACGGCTCAAAACTACGCCTAAACCTGTTTCGTCTGGAGGACGTCCCTAATGGCTATTACAAAACGACTTGAATACAAAGAAGAAATCCTGCCTAATCAAACTATTCAAATCCGCACAACCACTGTGGTCGAAGAGGATGGTGTCGAGCTGGCACGCAACCACCACCGCCACGTTGTCCATCCTGGCGACGACGTAAGTGGCGAGGTCCAGGAGGTGCAAGACATTGCAGCAGCCCTGTGGACGGCCGAGGTAATCTCTGCCTATCAGGCCAGCGTTGCTTCCTCTACCCCTGGTGAATGACCATGGCACTTACTCAGGTCAACTCTGACGGCATTAAACCAAGTGCCGTCAACACAAGCGACATTGCTGACGACGCTGTCACCGCTGACAAACTAGCCAACACGTCTGTCACCGCTGGCAGTTACACGGTGTCCAGCATCACTGTTGACGCTCAAGGTCGTATTACCGCTGCTTCTAGCGGAACTGCTGCTGATACTGACAAAATTGAAGAGGGTAATACAAGCGTCGAATGTGTTGATACGGGCAGCGATGGTCATATTACCTTTGACACTGAAGGCAGCGAGAAAGCGCGGATTACGTCCGCAGGCCGCCTCGGGATTGGAGAAAATTCACCTGACGCTTTATTACATATCCGCGACTCTAGGGATGAAGGAAATGGCAGTACATACCCAATAGTTCAATTTAGTCGCCGCAATGGCGGTTCAAATGATGCAATTTTGCAGGCCGTTCATGATGGATCTGATGGTATTTCAGCACTTCGGTTAGACCTTGCAGGCAGCGAGCGGATGCGTCTGGACTCATCAGGGCGGTTGTTGGTAGGCACGCCGACTGAAGGTGTAGGTCATGCTAATACACTTACTCTCGCTGAGTCTGGAAACGGTGGCATCACAATTAGAACAGGCACGTCAAACAACGGAACTATTGCTTTTAGTGATGCGACCAGTGGAGACGCAGAATATGACGGCTATATCCAATACAGCCAATCTCAACAAGAATTAAGGTTTGCGACTGACAGCACCGAGCGGGCGACTATTAATAGCAATGGTTACTTTGAAATTAAAGCTAATACATCAGGTGATGTCCGATTCCAATTTAATGGCAATGGCACTCGTCTTCAAAATACGACTTCTGGTGGTCATATTGAGTTATACACAAACAATGCCGTAAGAAATAGATTTCTATACAACGGTCAGGGTACTGAATTTAGTAATCAAAGTAGAGTTATTCCAACTACTGACAACGCGGTAGATCTTGGAAATGCAGGCGGGAGATGGACCTCAGTATTTGCAGTTAACGGAACGATTCAAACATCTGATTCACGACTGAAGCATGAAGTTGAAACTTCTGTTTTGGGAATAGATTTTGTCAAGGCATTGCGCCCTGTTTCCTACAAATGGATTGAGGGTAAAAAGGTTCCTATTGTTGACGGCACAGACGAAAATGGCGAAAACATTTACAGAACTGATGATGACGGTAATTGGGTTCATGAGTCAAGAGCTGGTGCGCGGAGACACTGGGGATTTATCGCTCAGGAAGTTAAGCAGGTTGTAGACGATGCCAATGTTGATTTTGCTGGATGGACCCTAGCCGACAAAGATGACCCAGACAGCACGCAATCTCTGCGCTATGACGAATTCATTGCTCCGCTAACCAAGGCATTGCAAGAAGCAATCGCCAAAATTGAAGCCCTAGAAACCAAAGTTGCAGCACTCGAAGCTGCAGCTTGAATCACCGCAGGCCACTCCATGCACTGGCACGGGTGTGCCCTGGTATGTAGTTCTACTAACGTCTGCGTGTTTTCTTCCGATAAACATGAAGCGTCTTTTGATTGCTGCTTCTGTCGTCGCTGGGGCGCTTGCATTGGGCGCCCCGTCTGCGAACGCAGAGGGCAAGATCTATGCGAACCCCGAGTTCGTAACCGGCTTCTCTGGCAGCAGCTCCAGCGGCAGCAGCCTTGACTTGCACGTCGGCTACAAGGACGGCCCTTTCTTTATTCAGGCTGGCCCTGCCATGAGCAACGACACCACCAGCACTGACTGGGGCTGGTCAGGCAAGGCTGGCGCCAGCGGTCAGGTCGACGACCAGACCAACATCTACGCCGAGGTGGGCTTCAGCAAGTTCGACGGTTCTGACAC